CGGCGGCCAGGGTCCACTCGCGCAGGTCGGTGGGCAGCCCGTGGCGCTTCACGTTGCCCGCGTGGTCGAGCACGATGCAGTCGGTCTTGCCCGGGTGCGTGCGCAGGCCACGGCCGACGGACTGCAAGTACTTCACGACCGACTGCGTGGGCGCGAGCTGGATGATGCAGCCAATCGACGGAGCGTCCACACCGGCCACCCACAACGCGCAGTTGCACACAACGTCCAGGCTGCCATCGCGCAGGCCCTGCAGGGCGGCGTCGCGCTCGACGGTGTCCGAGTCGCCACTGATGGCAACGGCTCGGTACCCGGCTTGGCGAAACTGCTCGGCCACGTTGGTGGCGTGCTCGACGGTCACGCAAAACGCAACGGCCGGTCGCCCGTGCGCCAGCTTGCGGTAATGCGTGACAGCCGACCCGGTGATGACGGGCTTGTCCATCGCGGCGGCCAGCTCGCCCTGGTTGAAGTCGCCTGCAACGGTGTGCACACCGGACAGGTCTGGCTCGATGGGGGCGTAGTAGCGGATGGGCGCCAGCAGTCCCTCGTCGATCAACTCTTGCGTGCCGCATGTCTCGACGATGATGTCGGCGACCTCCCCCATGCCGCGTCCATCTAATCTGCATGGCGATGCCGTTAAGTGCAGGAGGTGCGCACCACCAGGCCGTTTGAACTTCGGGCCTGCGCCAGCCCACTCAAAGATGGTCTGGTAGGTGTTGGCCACAGCTAGGTGCGCCTCGTCCACGATGATGAGACTTGGAGGCTCGTATTGATCTAGGCGGCGCACCAGCGTTTGCACCATGGCCACCTGCACCGGGTGGTGTCTGTTGCCATCGCGGCCAGCGGCGATCCAACCGTGGGCGATTCCTGCACCGGTCAGTCGGCTGCTGGTGTCGTTCAGGATTTCCTTAAGGTGCGCGATAAACCAGACGCGATTTCCTTTGGCCAGCGCGCTCTCAATCATGCAGATGGCTGTTGCGGACTTGCCGAAGCCGGTTGATGCTCTCAGAATAGGTGCCTTGAAGCCGCGACGGTATGCGGCGCGCAGGTCGTCGATGGCTTTTTGTTGTCGGGGGCGGGGGGTGATCATCGCTTCCCCCGAATCGGAGCCCGCTCGATGAAGTACCGGCCTGTGGAGTGATTGAATTTCCACGTCAAACCGCGCTGATTGAGCAGCTCCTGCAGCGTGGTGTTGTGCGGGATATGCGCAAGCCACTCGCCGCCGATCTCATTGGGTTCGCCGGTAGATGCGATGCGGTTCAGGAAATCGATCACGTTGGCGTAGACGATTTTATTGAGCGTCTGCTCGAACTCGGCCCTGGTCATATCATGTCCCCAGGCATGACCCACGTTTTTTGGCTTGCTCGACCGCTTTGAGATCTTGCAGTACCTCGCGTTGAACAAGCTCCAATCCATACATTTCACAGTGCGCTTTAATCACATCGAATCGATTTTTCTCAAACATAAATTTCGGCTTGCGATGCAGTCGCATGCGGAAACGATAGGTCGTGGCGATGTGGCTTGCAAAGTCGTACCAGGCCCACAGCAGCATGAAGCCGCCGGGCGTGAAGCGGAAGTTCAGACCAAGGCGCAAGTACTCGCCTTCGCGTGTGTAGTGGATCATGTGTTTTCCTTGATTGTCCCCGGATCAGTGGTGTGACTGTTGTCGCCGGTTGCGCGCCGAAAGCCCTCCTGATATCCCTCGTAATGAGCCACCCAATCCCAATTCAGTTGTTTTGGATTGCGTCGCTCAACTTCCCCGCGATTCATTGCTCTTGCATAAGCCTCGCGGCGGTTGGTTGCATAACGAGCAGCTTTCATGTGCAGTTCTTCGTCAGTCATTTTCGTCCTCCTCTTGGTGGTCCTGAATCAGTTGGGCCTTGACCAGGTCCAGGCATCCGAGCGCGGTCGGCAGCAGCATGGTCTGGTCGTATTTGTGCACAACGGCAAGCAGCTCGTCGACCAGGGCTTGGGTTATGGCGCCGTGGTAGTTCATTTGGTGCGCCTCGCAGATTGCAGTTCTCGCCTTGCGATTTCGAGGCGCTTGAGCGCGTCCTCGATTTTGCGGATACAGCGTTCAGCGTACAACTCGGCGGATTCGTTTTCTCTTCGGCCGCCCTGAATCGAAGGGCATGCGCGCATCACCTCGGAATCGGCTTCATGAACGGCTTTCTGCCAGATTTCTTCTTGGTAAGTCATTTCATCTCCTGTGCCTCGTCTTCAAGGCGTCTTTTTTCCATGATCACTGCATCAAATGTTTCTTGATCCAGCACGTTGTAGCAGGCCTTGTACCACCTAGAGTGGTCAATCATCCTGTTGCATCGCTTGATTTCGGCATTGATCTTGACCAGCCTTTGCGATGCGGCAATGTACTGTGGTTCATGGGTGTTTAACTCGACAAGGGAGGCGCGGTAGTCCGTCAGGTGCATCAAAGCCTCCTCAAACGGCATGGACCTGATGACCAGCCACCAATCCTTGCTTCCGATGTCACTGGCGTTCACTCTTTGCCCTTCTGGACGTGGTCTCGAATGGCCTCAAGTGATGATGCGGAGATACGGTGAAAGCCAATCGGGGTATCTGGATACCACTGCAACTCCCATACGCTGTCTTCCAATACGGCCTTTGTCCACTCTTCTTCTGAAACAAAGTATTCAGGTTCGTAGAATTCTTGGACTGTTTCGTAGACATCTCTATGCTGATTGTGTGTCAGGTATAGACCGCATTTATGTTCTGGTAGCCAGTTCATCCGTTCTTCTCCTTGAGTTTGGCTTCTGCCCAGCGCACTGCCTTCCGCATCGTCTTGCTATCACAGGGGCAGTACGGGTTATTGATGCTGAATGTCTGGTCACGGCCCTTTTCAATCTCATCATCCGTCAGACCGACCCATTCACGCTTGCGCAAAGCTCTCAAGATATAAGGCATGGCAGGGCTAGAGCTGAAGTCACCTTCCTCAATCATGCGGTCAGCGTCGGGGTTCCAAACAAATTGACCGTTTGCCGTGACGCGCAAAACCTCGTTGGCCCCAAGCACTACTTGGAACGGCGAAACCTCGTGTTCATTACCTATGCCAATACTCATTTCTTCTCTCCAATCCCATGGGCGGCTTCGATGGCGCGGGCAATGTCGTAGGCATCATTGATGGATGCCTCACCCATTTCATCGCAGTACCGATTCCAGATGTCATCTATCTGCTCCTCCGTCAGCGGCTGGCGCTGTGCTGCGGGTGGGGATGTGTGAAGTAGCGTTCCTTTTGCTGGCACAGTTTCCAAACGACATTTTTCCGCTATGTCTTGATATGCCACCGGCTCCTGCTTCTCTGCCTGCTCTATGGCTTGGCGTAGGGATGTGATGGCGTTGTCGCCAAGTACTGATGCCTCATCCGTGAAGGTTGATTCATCTCCACGATACGGATGTGTCGATGCAAAAATGCACTCCAACGCCTCCAGCCACTGTTTCATCAGTTCTATGGTCATGTGTTTCCCCCGTTCTTCTCGCGCAGCTTGGCGTCGGCAGCTTCCAGTGCGGCCTGCGCGTCTTCAATGCACAGGTTCCCGTACATCTTCCAGTGATCCTCACGATCCACATTGCACGATGCGGCCACGCGGTCGCTCAACACCCTGGCGGCGGCTGAAACCACGGACTCATCCGTCAGCCCAACCCATTGCCGCTGTGCTGCGAGTGGGGTGGCCAATAGCGTATTGCCGCCAGCGTCTCCTTCTGTGGCGATGCGGTAAGCGCAGACCGCTACATCAAAGGCTTCGGCTCGTACATCGCCATCCCCTGCGTAGGCGCGGCGCAACTCATCGACCTCACCCATCAACCCATCAAACATGCGCCCGTTCTTTGGGTACTTTGTGCGGCTGCGTTGCAAGTCGTTAAGGAATTCACCCATGCCTTCAGGCGCGGCTGGCTGTGGTTGTGGGGTGGTGTATTGCTTCATGTATGGAATGAACCCTCGCAGAATACGCAAAGCCATTTGAGCGTCAGCATCAATCGGATTGTGAAACGGATTTTTTCTAAAGAAATGTGCTTCAATCACTCGGTCAAAAGCCTCAACCATTCCATCAAGATCGCATCCTTGCCATGGCACAGGATCCATCTTCTCATACTGCTCTATGGCTTGGCGTAGGGATGTGATGGAGGCTGTATATTGCTTTTCATGGTGAAGCCAAGGGCGTCCATGTGTTTCCAACACCTCCAGCGCCTGTTTCATTGCTTCAATGCTCATGTGTTCTTCTCCTTTAGTTTGGCTTCGATGGCGCGTTGCCACTGCCAGTAATCGCCTGGGTAAATGACCAGATATTCCTCGTCAGATGTGCGGACGCGCTCTGCGTTGAACTGCTTTTCAAGTTCGCGCATTTCCTCATCCGTCAAACCAACCCATTCACGCTGTGGTTGTGGGGTGGTGTGTTTGATGAAATGCTCTGCAAGTTCTCTGGCTCGATGTTTGTTGATACCTTCACGAACCAGATTGACAACAATCACATCCATCTGCAACGCCACCGGCTCCTGCTTCTCAGCCTGCGCTATGGCTTGGCGCAAGACTGGTATTGCTTGTTGTGCGCGATAAGAACCGCCAAGCCTCCAAACAGCAACATCGCCGCCGCCCTTGCCGGTAAATTGTTCAGGTATGCCAAACAAACGCTCCAAGGCCTCCAACGCCTGTTTCATTGCTTCTATGCTCATTTGCATTTCTCCTTCTTGTCGTCGCACTTACCAGAAACGTGCCCCGGAACAATGACAGGCGCAGGCCGCGCGGGTTCTTGATGAGGCGTTACCCGGGCAGGAGCGGGCCGAGGTGCAATGCGAACCGGGGCAGGCCGAGGAACAACCACAACGGCAGACAAAATAATTGCTTCTATGCTCATGCGTTTCCCCTTGCTCGGATGGCGGCGGCGCAGTCTTTGGCTTCATGGTTGTAAAAAGTTTCACAAACCTTCGCACACGCCTCACGTTCATCGTCGATCCTTTTTTGCACTTCCTCGACGATTATTTCGACCTGCCATGCCACAAGCTCGGGGCATAGCTCTTCGAGCCACTCTTTCATGCTTGCCCCCTTGCTCGGATGGCGTCCTGAATCATTTTCGGCGCTTGACCAAAGTTGAACTTGTCACACAACTTCGCACACGCCTCTCTTTCAAGTTTCTTGCCCGCTTCAAACCCTTCCTGCCATGCCATTGACGATTGCGGAGGATTGTTGGCTATCACAAGGGCGGCAAAGCGTTTAAGCATTGACACATACACAAGGTTGTCTTCTGGTCCGGTCCACCCAGCCTCCCGAGCAATGCGGATTAAATTTTCGTCAGTCATGGCTCCACCCCCCTGCGAACCGCGACCAGCGCGCCGGATCTCAGCCTTTTGCCAAGCGCAAGTTTGATCAGGTCGAGCAAGCTGAACTCGACAACGTCGTATCGAAACGGTGACACGGTCAATTTCATTTCACGCCCCCTTCACGCAAAGAACCTGTTTCAAGGTGTGAACCACTTCGACCAGATCGATTTGGTTGGCCATTACTTGGTCAATGTCCTTGTAACTGGCCGGAATCTCATCGATCACCGCCTCGTCTTTGCGGCACTCTACGCCAGACGTTTGAGCAACAAGGTCAGCAATAGTGAAGCGCCGCTTTGCTTCGGCTCGGGACATGACGCGTCCAGCGCCATGCGAACATGAGCAGTAGGAAGCCAGATTTCCTTTGCCTCGCACGATGTAAGACCGCTGACCCATACTTCCAGGGATGATTCCAAGATCACCATCGCGCGCCCGAATTGCACCTTTTCGTGTGATCCACATATTTCGTCCGAAATGATTTTCTTTTTCGACATAGTTGTGGTGGCAGTTGATTGCCTCGGTTGTGATGGTGAACGGCTTTTCAATATGCTCGCGTAGTGCGTTGAGCACGCACTCCATCATGACCTTGCGGTTCTCCAGGGCGTAGTTCTGCGCCCAGCCGACAGCCTCCATGTACTCTTGAAAATCTTCTGTGTCTTCTGGGAAATAAGCCAAGTTGTCGTCGGGTAGAGAGATGAAAAATTTCTCCATCTGGCGCTTTGCCTTGGCGATGTAGTGCGTTCCAATCATGTTGCCTATTCCGCGTGAGCCTGAGTGCAGCATGATCCAAACGTCCTGGTTTTCATCCAGACACAGCTCGATGAAGTGGTTGCCAGAACCCAGGGTGCCAAGTTGGTATGACGCCTTTTCCCAATACCTGCCTGCAATTTCGTTGAGGTTCTGGCTAAGACCAAAACTAGTTTTGGGGATGCGTCCAACACGTTCTTGAAAATCTGCTTCTGACTGGACGCGACCACCAGCGCCAAGGGGGATGGCCTTTTCAATTGCGCCTCGAATTTCTGTTAATGAATCAGGCAAGTCTCTTGCCTTCAGCGACAGGCGCACCGCATTCATCCCGCAGCCAATGTCCACACCAACAGCAGCTGGTATCACAGCATTTTCTGTGGCGATCACGGTGCCCACGGTGGAGCCAATACCAGCATGCACATCGGGCATGCAGGCCACGCCGTTGCTGTTAATGAACGGCAGGCGCGCCAGGTTCTTGAGCTGCGTCAGCGCGCTGGCCTCAACTTCATCGGTCCAAATTTTGATAGGCCGTGCGCCTTCGTCTTGAATCACTTGTTTCATTTCTCATTCCTCTCGTTGTATCGGTACCACCAGTTGCTGTAGGCCTCTGTCCGGTCCCAGCCAAGGCCCATCGAGCCGCCACCGCGACAGAACCAAACCTCGCGCTTGTAGAGGATGGAGTACTCGAGACTGAGGCGCGGTTTTACGGGGTGTGGTTTCATGAGTTGTTTTCTGGCTGGCGGCAGTTGCTCGAGCGCAGCCATCAGGTTTCGAACTCGCTCACCATGGCGCCTCCTCCGCATCAGAAGGATAACGAGGCCCTGGGGGCTCTCGATACGGTTTCAGGGGGGCGGTGGGAAATGGCCAAGTGTTCATGCGGCCCCCCCGGCAGGAGCGAATTCCAGGTCGACGCTCTCGCTGTAGTAACCGTTGGATTCGCCAAGCCAACGAACATCAACGTAACCTTTGCGCGTGGCGAATTTGTAAAACGTCCAGGTGTAGGAATCGGGCTCGTATTCGAACTTGTAGTCGGCAGGGGTTTCGCCTTGAGACTCTTCGGCGATCAGAAGCGGCTCGCCGACCAAGTCCTGGAGGTCGCCAGCGATGTCGTTGATCTCCACGCCCTCGCAGCAGTCTTGATGATGCAGGAAGGTGAAGACACCCTCGTCACATTTGAAGCGCATCTCGAAATCGTCTGCTTCCACACTGGTGAAAACAACGCCAAGCATGTCCTCGATTTTTGGCTCGTAGACGATTTTGTCATCCCAGTTTTTAAACCAGGCCATCTTTTCAATCAGGCTCATACAGCCCTCCGTAGTTTTCCAGGCTCACGCCCGGTGTTTACACCCAGCACATCTTTCATCGACTTGCCCGAGTGATGTGCGGGTGTAATTGCACTCGGGCGACATGCGAAACGGGGTGGGGACCATCTTGGCCACACGTGTGTGGCCATCCATAAACCAACCGTCTTGCACGACAAGCATGTTGCGGTAATTCGGTCTGTTAAAGCAAGCGTAATTTCGAGAATATTTTTCGCTCACGAAATCCTCGCCTGCTTTGATCGGTACATGAAACAGGTCGGCCCCGGCACGCGCTCCAGGAGACCAGATCGAATAAGGCGCCCCAGAGAGCCGTTCACACGCCTGGCGCCGACGCGCGCGGCGATGTCTCGCGGCAGCTCGTAGCGAGTGTGCGAGATTACGGCCAGCAGCATCCGGTCGGTGACCATCAGGCATTCCAATCCTGCGCGGTTTTCAGGATCAAGTCCTCTGCGGTGAGGGATAGTCCACGCGCTTGGGCGATGGCCAGGATACGGCCCTGCAGGGACGATGGCACGGCGCCTGCGCTACCGCCTTCGTCCTTGGGCTTGCGCCAGCGCACCACGGAGCTTGGGTTTCGCTCCAGGGCGCGCGCCAGCGCACGCACGCCGCCGAAGGCTGTGATGGCCTTGTCGGCAGGGGTTTCGGGGCTGATTTTGAGGGTTTCTGCGGTCATGGGCTGCAAGTGTAGCGTAAAAAGCAACACCCGCCCGAAAATATCTCGAAGAAACCCACGCAAACCCCTTGAAGCCCACTCAAAACCCGAGCATGATGGAGTTATTGCAACACCAAACGGAGAGCAAGATGACCGAAACACAAAACACCCAGACCACCGGCGCGGTTCGCATCGGTCGCGGCACCAAGCTGCACCCGGCGGCCAAGGACCCGGTTTACGGCCTGATGATTCGCTGCAGCTGCCCAGGCACGCAGCAGGGCGACGCCTACAAGCGCGCACAGTTCTTCACCGGCCTCACAGCCAACTGCCGCAAATAAACCAGGGGGCCACGATGAACAACCTGCACCCGATCATGCAGCAAACCCTGGCCCCATTCGTCGGGGCCGCTTTTCACCAAGGAGAAAACATGGAAATCGAAACCCGCGTCTCAGGCATTCCCTGTATTGCCAAGGTGACGCACTTCTTCCGCCAGGCGCCGCACCGAGGCAGTGCGCACACCTGCGACAGCGACATGGACTACTACGGCTACACCGAATGCGAGTTTGAAATCCTGGACCGGCGCGGCAGGCCCGCCGCCTGGTTGGAGCGCAAGGTCACCGACGACGACCGCCAGCGCATTGAGCAAGAGATCACCGAACAACTGGAGGACTGAACCATGACGATCAAGAAAGCCAAACCCGACCTGACGCCTGCGGCACGCCCCGAGGTTTTCAGCCGCCCCATCTACGACGGCAAGGAGCTGCGCCGCAACCCTGGCATCACAGACGAACGATTCCGCGCCTACGAGCTGCCCAGCATGAGAGGCGGCCGCCTGGTTTATCCCAAGGAGAAAGCATGAACACCACGATCCTGAAAACCGCCCGCCGCCTTTGGTGCGTTGGCCACGCCGACCGCGCAACGCAGCGCGCCAACATGCGCAAGTGGGTGCGATCGGTGCGCCAGCTCGGCAACCGCTGGGTGATGGCCAACGGCCAGCGCCGCCTGGCAACGCCCATCCAGGAGGGCAAGATTTCCAGCCTGGTCCTGCCCTTCCCGATGCGCACGCCGCGCAGCCTGGAGGAGGCCTACGCAGCCCGGAGGCAAGCATGAGCGACGTCGCCGAGCGCCAGCAGTACACCTGCACCAGGTGCAACGGCACGGGCCGGTACTCGTTTAATTTGATGCACGGCACCAAGTGCTACGGCTGCAACGGCACGGGCAAGCAGTACACCCGGCCGGCCGCCCCCACGCCCAAGTGGGCTGTGTTTGGCCAGCATCGCCAGACCGGCGAGTGGCTGCGCATCTACAACGTGGTGGCCAAGAACAAAGCCTGCGCGATCAACCGCGCCCAGAACATGTACGACCAGGCCAGCACCGCCTGGAAGGACACCTACACCATGAGCAACGCCCGAGCGTTGAAGTGGACCGACATGGCCAGCGTTGACGCGCTGAGCTGGAATGAAGCTTTTAAACCGAAGGAGAACACATGAACATCACGCTGGTAACAAGAGAACCAACGGTGGGAACGCCGCCGTTTGAGTTTCCGAAGCACGCATTCAAATCTTTCTGGACCGAGGACGGACGCATCGGCGTTGTGGCCACGGTTCTTCGAGCAGACGGAGGAATCCACGTCATGCAAGACATCATCGACCCGCCCACCAAGGAGAACACATGAAAATCATCGAATCGTTTGAGAGCTCACTGACCAGACGGCGTAACGAAGTTATCAGCCTGGAGGACATGCGGCCGAAGTTTGAGCGCCTGGGGCGCGTCACCCGCATCATCGAAAAATTCGCCACGGTTGGCTATGTGTTCCTGGACACCAAGGTGATCATCCGCGTCGACGTCAAGAGCATCAAGGAAATCACGCCGGTGCTTGAGGTTTTGACCGAAGAGATGGGCGCCGAGTTTGACCGCACGCACGACGAGGCGGACCTTGGCTGGCGCGAGTTCACATCCAGCAACATGCCCTGGATTCGCGTGGACGCAGAGCTCAAAGGCGAAGGCCCCGAATGCCGCCGCGTGATCGTGGGCTACGAACAGAAGCCGGTCTACGAGATCAAGTGCGGTGACGACGCGGCCATGCCCGATGCCGCGCCGCCAGAGGTGCCACCAGCGCCAGCAATCTCGGAGGACTTCTGATGAGCGGAAAAAACACAGGCGGGCCAGCGTTTCCTGTGCCTCTCAATCCCGGCCAAAGCTGGCAAGGTATGTCACCGTGCGACGGCATGACCCTGCGCGACTACTTTGCGGGCAAGGCGCTTGAGGGAATGCTGGCCAATCAACATCCCTACCAAGCCAGCGACGAGCACATGTTTGCCCGCGATGCTTATACGCTTGCCGACGCCATGCTGAAAGCGAGGGACGCATGACCCCACTCCCCTTCGACTACAGCCGCTGCTTGCCGGCTACCGTGTGCGACAAATGCCGAAACTGCCGCCGGTGGATGGACCACCCCAAGCAGGTCAACAACCCGCACCGCCAGTCGTTTGTGGCCGCGTCCAGCAGCCGCGACCCGGCGTGCCACTACCTTCCAATCAGCCTCCTGGAGAACAAATAATGCACCGAGAACCGACGGTTTTTGATCTGTGGTGGTCACGCGAAATGAAGGGCATCGCTGTAAGCCCGGATGTGCGCGAGCTGATCGCCAAAGCCTACGAAGGCGGCTTCATCGACGGCATGCAAAAGCAGGCGCAGTCCAGTGTGGACCGGGCGGTCAACAGATTAGCAGACCGCACAGGCGACGCCAGGACAGGCGTTTACAGCGACATTGTCAGCGATGGTGGCATGGACCCACGCAATCAGCCAGAGCCACAACGTTGGGCGGTTTTTTGCGGTGGATGCCGAAAACAGGGGTGGGTCGCGTACCAACACCCCGGGAAAACAATCTGCGATGACTGCGTGGCAAAACTGCGCGGAACAACGCCGAAGCAAACAAGCATCGAGGACGCCATGGACGAAGTTGCCCACCGGTTTGCCCACCGGTTGGCGCTGGACCTCGAATGCGTCCTGGCCAAGTATGACGGCCCTTGGTACGACCAGGCCTGGGACACGCTCAGCCAGTACCGAAGCGAGATGAACAAACTGCACGAACAGGTGAGCCCGACGTTTATGGGTGAGCCTCTGATCCGAGGTGATAAATGAATGAAAAACCAAAACTGACGGTGATCCCATCTTCAGATCAAAAAGCGATGGGGATGGACTTGATGAACGAACTACGAGACGTTATCAACGCACCAAAATACGACCACATGACAACTGCGACAGTGATGGGCGTTTTGGAAATGACAAAACTGCATTACTGGCAGTGCAACTTAATTGACAACGCCCCATGAAACACTGCTCCGAATGCAAACGCGATCGCCTGCCAGAAGGCGGAATTTTCCTGACCGCCACGCGATGGCTGTGCGCTGAGTGCTGGCTGAAATTCCTCCAGGGGCGCCGCTCCGTGAAGGAGGCCGCATGAACTGCTGCGACGAATATGGCGAATGCCGCCAAGGACGCGACTGCCCAGCACGCAAAGAACGGGCTCAGTGTCCGTGGTGTCATGGTCTGGGATATGACGCCAGCGGGCAAAAATGCCCTTGCCAGCCAGACGACACTGGCAAGTTCCTGGCGTGGATTTTGGGTGGATTTGTTGTTGTCATGCTGCTGCTTCTGACAATCAGGAGCTGTGCATGACATTCATTCCGTACACCGGCCCCGCCAAACCCATCCCCACACAATCTGAGCGCGGCATTTTTATCGCGGAATGTGTTGTATTTTTGCTTGGACTTATCGTCGTTGGACTTGATGTTTTTGTCTGGCGAGCGAACATCGTCCTGTGATTTAAACGCACGATTTTTAAACCGTAACGGAAGCTGAAAGGAGCGACCTATGAAACACACACCGGGGCCGTGGATTCACGACACGCGCGGCTATCCGCACCCAGATGTCAAAGCCGCAAGCGGTCGAAACATCGCTTGCACATGGGGCGTGAACAACCAGCCCAAAACCCCAGAAGCTGCAGCAGCACAGCAGGAAATTGCTCGGGCCAACGCACGCCTGATCGCTGCCGCGCCTGAGCTGCTGGAGGCGTTGAAGGAAGTGTTGAATAACCCGGCTGGCGACTACGACGCCTCAGACGGTTATGAGAACGCAGTCAAACAAGCCCGCGCCGCCATCGCCAAAGCCACAGGAGCCCAGTCATGAAAGTCCACAAAGTAATCTGGTTCACCAGCGGCAAGGGCCTGGTGGGCATCGTGCACGCGACGCAAGACGACGGCGAGACGGGATACTGGATCGCGCCGTGCGATGGATTCAACGAGGTGATCGACCAGAACTTGGTCGCGGTGCACGGGGCCCGGTTTCCGGACCGCGCGGGCAAGGCGATTTTTGGGCACCTGGAGGTTGACCATGAATGACCTCGAACTGTTGATGGCGGCTGCAAAAGCTGCGGGACTTAAGGTGATCATTCCTGCTGCCCATCAGCGCGGCCTGTGGATTGAGGGCCTTGAGGACGAATGGAATCCGCTCGAGGACGACGACAACGCGCTGCGACTGGCGGTGAAGCTGAACATCTCTGTTTTCTTCCGTCCAAACTTTGTGCATGCTGAGATTGCAACATCGGCGCATGAGGGACTTGTTTTGCAAGAACCACCAACCCCAGATAAAAACGCCGCCACCCGCCGCGCCATCGTGCGTGCGGCCGCAGAAATCGGAGCGAATCATGGCAACTGAAATCATCGTCCCCAGCAACCAGGAGCACTGGCTGGCCATGCGCAAGCTGGACGTCACATCGACCGAATCGGCGGCGCTCTTTGGCATGTCGCCCTACGTCACGCACTACGACCTCTGGCACCGCAAGAAAACCGGCCTTGTGCCAGAGTTCGTTGTCAACGAGCGCATGAAGTGGGGCAACCGCCTGGAGGCCGCGATTGCGCACGGCATCGCAGAGGAACAGGGCTGGGAGATTCGGCCCATGAAAGAGTACTTCCGTGACCCCGACCTGCGCATGGGCTCCAGCTTCGACTTCGTGATCACCAACTTGGGTGAGCCGGTGCACCTGGAGATCAAGAACGTCGACTACCTGATGTTCCGCGACGGATGGCTTGAGCACGAGGACGGCACGATCGAGGCCCCTGAGCACATCGAAATGCAGGTGCAGCACCAGATGGCCGTGTCCGGCTTCAAACGTGCCTTCATCGGCGCGTTCATCGCGGGCAACCGGGGCGTGGTGATCGAGCGCCACCGCGATGAGGATGTGATCGCCGCGATACGTGCAAAGGTAGCCGCATTCTGGAAAACGGTAGACGCAGGCCTGGAACCCGACCCCGTGATGCCAGGCGACGCCGAGGTGATCATTCGCATGAACCAGTACGCCAAGCCGGGCAAGATTCTGAGCGCGGAGGGCGACCTGGATCTGGAGGCACTGATTGAGGATTACAAAGGCGCCGCAGCAGCCGAGAAGAACGCCGCCGAAGACAAGGAAGTGGCGAAGGCCAAGATTTTTCAGCGGATTGATGACTCTGAAAAGGTGCTCACGCAATACTGGAATATCAGCGCCGGGATGCAGGCCGAAACCCCGCCAACGCTTATTACGGCCGACATGGTGGGCAAAACCTACGGCGGTCGAAAAGGATTCAGAAATCTTCGTATAAACCCACGCAAACCCACGAAATAATGGTACACTGGTGCGAAATTCCAAACACGAAACCCGCTTTTGGAACCACCCCGCCACCGGTCGGCCACCGGTATTTTCAGGAGCAACTCAGATGAGTCAAGTCGCTGTAATCAATGAGGTGCGTGGTGCCATTGAAAAAATGTCCCCGCAATTTAAGGCTGCGCTGCCCGCGCACGTGAGTGTTGAAAAGTTTGTGCGCGTCACGCTGACCGCTGTGCAGACCAACCCCAATCTGCTCGAGGCAGATCGGCGCACGCTGTTTGCCGCTGCCACCAAGGCCGCGCAGATGGGCTTGTTGCCAGACGGGCGCGAGGGCGCGATCGTTACCTTCAAGAACCAGGCGCAATGGATGCCGATGGTCGCTGGCATCATGAAGCTGGTGCGCAACTCGGGCGAGATCAGCACTTGGTCGGTCCAGGCGGTCTACGAGAACGACAACTTCGATTTTTGCTTGGGCGACGAGGAGCACATCACGCACAAGCCTGCTCTGGCCAACCGAGGCAAGCTGATCGCGGTGTACTCCATCGTGACCATGAAGGACGGCGAAAAGTCCCGCGAGGTCATGAGCGTAGAGGACGTCAACGCAATTCGCGCACGCAGCCGATCTGGCCAGTCCGGCCCATGGGTGTCCGACTTCGCCGAAATGGCTAAGAAAACCGTAGTGCGCCGCCACAGCAAGCGCCTGCCGCTCTCCACCGACATTGACGGTGTGATCAAAGAAGACGACGAGCTGTTTATGCCCCCGGAGCCCGCAGAAGCGCCCACACAGGCCAACGAAAAACCCCAGACGACCCGACGCCCCAGCCGCCTGCAAAAAGCCGTGGATCAGGCCCAGGACGTCCCCGCAGCGGCGCAGGCCGATGACGACGGCGTGATCGATGTGCCGCACACCGAGGTGCCGCACGACGGCCAGGAATACGACACGGCTGACAGCCCGATCTAAAAGGACCCGCAGAAATGAAATACCTAATCTACCTCATCAAAGACGTTGATCAACCCGATGGCGACATTCGTTTGGTTCGCGCCGGCAGTCCGGCTCAGGTGATGCGCCACCTCATGAAAAACAGGTTCATCATCGAAAAGCCCAGCACCGCTGAAGTGGCCGACTACATGGAGGCTGGCATTCCCATCGAGCGCGTGGACAACAACGACCTCGAAAACTGATTTACGGGGGAAAGCGGATGCTGGGAAACTGGGCTAACCCCTGGCGGTAGCGGTGCAGCGAGTACCCCACCCATTTTTTAACCCAGGAGCACACCATGAGTGACCAAAAAGCAGTCCCCATCAGCGTCGCAGCCGCGACCGATGTTTCCGAGTTTTTTACCGACCTGGACGGCGGCATTTTTGAGCGCAAGCTCTCGATTGCCCTGTCGCAAGTTGCGGCCGCCTGCACCGACCACGACAAGGTCGGCGAGGTCAACATCAAGCTGTCGTTCTCGCAGATTGCAGGCACCGGCCAGGTGCGCTGCGAGCACACGCTGAAATTCGTCAAGCCCACGCTGGACGGCAAGTCCGGCGAGGAAGAAAAACGCGCCACCGTCCTGCACGTTGGCAAATATGGCGCCCTCTCGCTCGCTCAGCCCTCGCTGATGGGCAAGCAAGGCGAGCTGGTTTAAGGAGCCGCCATGATCGACAAAGAAACACTCCAGGCGCTGCAAGAGGGGCATTCAATTGATGCGGCAAATGACAGGGTACCTGCACGTTATGTTGCCGCGATGCCGTCAGACTACAAACTGCACGACGTTGAAAAATGGATGTCAAATCGTCGCCGCGCAATTGGATCTATGAAAACAAGCGCGGTTGATGACTTCGCTGCCTACGTTGACCAGCATGCCGAAACAGGCGCCACGGTATTTGTAAACGCAGAGGCCATGCGCGCAATTGCGGTGCTCAATCTTGGAGCTCCCGAGACGCCCGGCCACGCCGACAACACCGCCGAGTTTGCACCAAAGGCCACGGCCGCTTTTATGGCAATGAATCAAATTGCAAACGGCCAGCCACGAAGCCAGCAAGAGGTGGCCGAGTTTATGGAGGACTGGCCAAGCCTGGTGTCTTGCTACAACGAAGAGGGCAACATTGCAAACCCTAAAGCAATCGCCGCTGTGCGCAAGGTCAGCATCGAGTCCATGCGCAAGATGGAAAGCCAGGAAAAGCAGCTATCTGCCAGCCGCAGCGCATTCGAAAGTGTGCAGGCCACCAGCACTGAGCCGCTGCCGACGCTGATTTATTTTGAGACCGTGCCTTACCACGGACTGCAAAGCCGCCTGTTTGTGATGCGCCTTGGCGTTCGCACTGGTGGCGAAAAACCGGCCATTACGTTGCGCATCCAGAACATGGAGCAGCACAACGAAGAGATGGCCAAGGAGCTGACCGAGATCGTTGCCAGCGAAATTAAAGAAATTCCCGTGCTAATTGGCACATACACAGCAAAGTGAAAACCATGAACCAACCCACCCCCGAACAAACGCTGAACATCAAACTCACCATCGGCGAGTACAACTTTTTGCACGCCATCCTGAGCGACTTGCCCACCAGGAGCAACGCCTGGGTGCTGCGCAACAACATTGAGATGCAGGCAAAGGCGCAAGCTGAAGCGCAAAACATTCCGGTCGTGGATCCCAACACTCCCGCACCGGCTGCTGAGTAAAACAAGGACCGCTTTCGGGCGGTCCTAAAGGAGTACCGAATGGAGAAATTTGAAAACCAAATGCTGACGCCGCAAGAGGTCTCCCAACTGATCAAAATTTCTGTCGGCACGCTGGAAAACTGGCGCTTGGCTGGCCGTGGACCTAAGTTTTTCAAAATTGGAGACGGCCCTCGCGGCCACGTTCGCTACCGGCTCCAGGATGTTGAGGACTGGATGTTTGAGGACGCAAAGGGGGACGACCAATGAATGAATACGAACCGATTCCCATATCTGCAACTCCTGAAATACTGGAATTGATTGAGCGCATCATTAGCATAAACGAGCAAATTGTTCATCAAAACAAGTTGATCGTGCAAACGCTGACTATTCCGGCAATGATCGTTAAAAGGTCGGAGCCATGAACCAGTCCCGCACCGCCTCGCTGATCGAGTCCGTGTTCAACGTGGTGATTGGCTACGGCGTTGCGCTGGCAAGCCAATTGGTCATCTTCCCGATGTTTGGCATTCACATCCCGTTGTCGGACAACCTGGCGATCGGCGCTTGGTTCACCCTCATCAGCCTGCTGCGCAGCTATGCGATCAGGCGCTGGTTCAACGCGCGGCTGCACAGAGCTGCGCAGAAACTTGCTGGAATATGAAACGCAAAAAACAGAACCGTAAAACCGTCCACATCTACCACTACAGCTTGATTGATGTGATGATGGCCAGCCCCAGCGAGCCGCTACCGAGCAGGCACCGAGTGCACCAGCTCACACGCATGCACCAGGGGCTTGATGCGCTGGAAAAATCTCCCCATCCGACCAGGGACGACTGGCGCGTTGTAAGCGATGCGGTAAACATCATGGAGACGTTTATTACCCAGGGTCCATGGCTGGACTGCGATGGCGACTCGGTTGAAATAACGGACGCATCGGGCCTGCTGTCAGACGCTGTGCAGGCGCTTGCAACGGCTGGACGGCGTTATAAGGCCGGCGGTAACATTCGGCTAGACGGAGCCGGCATACAGGCCGTGCGAGCCGTTTTGGCGGACTACGGAGATCTGCTCGACGCGCTGCCCGCCAGGACGATGTTGCAAGCGCACAGAAAAACAGAAATCAGAATTCGTGAAATCTTAGACGGCAAGAAACGGCCGCATGACGTGGAGGTGATGGACCTATGAAGCAATTTGATTCACAGAGTCTTATCAACGGACTCGACAAAACAACCGTTGACGGTTTGGCCGAAGCGTTACTGATTGCTGTGACAAGTCTTAAAGACGATCATGGACGGTATCTCATAATTCGGTTTGATCCAGACCCAATAACCAACATCAAACATGCCAAAAGCGTTGCAGCCATGCTGCTTGGAGGCGCAAAGTGACCCCAGAAGAGATGCAACTCGACATGATGGTGGCCGACCTTGACCACGAGAACCGGCTGCTGAGGGCGCGCAATGAGCGGCTGGAGCGGGAAAACCAGTGCATGGCTGAGCAGATCACGGCGCTGAAAGCCATGGTGGACTCGGTCACGATGGCATCAGATCCAAAAACAATCCGGATCAGCGCATCTTGAATCCCTGGCCCTACATCGCCAGCATCTTGGGCCCAGGCCTGCACTGGGGCAAAACGGCGGCGGAGCTACAGGCTGCGATCACAACAGCCGAGCGGGACGGCCAGTCGCATGCCGCCGAGCATCTGCGCATCATCCTAGACCTACACGACCAAGTTGGATTCGTCACCCCAGAAAAAACCCCGCCGGGTTAGGGCGGGGCAAAGTTCCCCCAGGGAACAGGAGACAACTGCGATTACTTGCGTCCTGCGGCCTCGATGTCGGCCTCAATGGACGGAATTCCAGACGTAGGTTGAGCTTCAATATCCGTTTCAATGCTGGTGGGCTCCGGCGTCTGCTGCTCACCACTTGGAGCCGGCCACACGGTGGTCGCACCGCCCATCACAGCGCCACGCTCGGCGGCGGTACCACGCACAGCGCGAGGCGCCTGTTCGGCGGCGTGCTGCTCCAGGAACTTCACCACAGCGGCCACCTCGTGCGGGTCCTTGGCCATCAGCATTTCGGCGAGTTTGTCGGCCACCTGGGGCGTCATGGTTGACTTGTTGGCCAGACGAGCGGCCATGCTGCTCAAAGCGGGCCAGAATCCACCGGTGATCGATTGAACCATTGCCTGGCCGACACCTGGCTGCTCTTCCAGAGCTTCCTTCATGGCACCGCGCTTGGCCGTCTGGGAGCCGGCAAGGATCTTGTTCGACTGAGCAAACAACTGCGCCTCGCGCTCCAGAGCTGCCTTGAACAATCGGAAGTGCGCGGGATCGTCAAATAACGGCTGCAGCTTGGCAGCCGTTTCAGGCGAGTTGATGAGCCGGCTTGCCGCGTTGAAATTCGTCGACGGATCCATGATCTGGCCGTACAAATTTCGAGCCACGCCGGTTCGGAATGCCGTTTTTTCAGCGTCGCCCATGCCAGCCACCATCTTAATCACCTGCTCGTGGTCGAGCTTGCGGAAATCCTCCATGCCGGTGCGCATGGCGTCCAGAACTTCCATGTCGCCAGCGTAGGCCTTACGGGCGTCCTTGTAGGCCGGCACGTTTTCGTCGATGGCGTTCACAAATTGCTTGCGCAGATCACGCAGCGCACTGGCCTCGGCGGTGGACATGCCTTTGCCGGCAAAGCCCGATTCGATTGTGGCATCGATGCCGCGCTTGATGTAGTCCAAAGTGCGCACATCGGGGAGCTTGGTGAGCTCCATGACTTCGGCTCCGGATTCGGTGAACTTGCCAGTGGGCTTGTAAATCTCGGGCAACGCAAACTTGCTCGGATCCTCTCCACGCAGTTTGGCCGCCTGTGCCTCTGTGTCGGCGATTCCGCGAGCTTTGGCGAAGAATTCCTGGAACCTGGGGTTCTTCAAAGCCTCGACGATGCGCGGATCGTCTACATCGCCCCAGGCATAAGCCTCGTCGTAGACGTTTCGAGCCTTTTCACGCAGATCTTTGACCATTTTGGCTTCGTCTGCATAGTAGTCGCCAGGCTGCAGGCCCTTCTGAACCTGCTGATAGGTGCGCTCACGTGCGCCGGTTTTTTGCTGAGTGAGCGTTTTCTCAACTTGGCGGGTGCCTTTTCCAGTGCGCTGAGCAACGGCCTCGGCCAAATCTGCCATGGCGTTGTCCACGTTGGCCACCACGCTTGGCACGCCCATGGCGCGATCGCGCGCAGCCATCTGCTCGATCTGCTGAGGCGTGAGGTTTGACTCGCGCATGGCTTGGGTCATTTTCTCGCCAGCACGTTGCGCAATAACGCCTTCCGTTGGCGCCAGCCGTTCACGCAGCCACCGGGCGGCCCCTGTGGCGCCTCGCATGGCCACGGGGGTACCAACACCAAGGATTGTGCCCAAAGTCGCGCCTGATACGGCGCCAGGAATCCGCTGCCCCTCTTCAGCCGAGCCAGCGCCTGACACAGCGCCGGTTGTCCCGCCAAGAGCGGCCAATCTGGCCAGCGCTCCCATGGTCGAGGTGCCCAACTGACTGGCGCCGGCAGCTTGACCGCCAGGCACCAACATAGCGGCAACAGCCGGAGCCGCGCCGCCGCCAAACTCAAGGGCGGTCGAGCTGATCGGATATTCTTTGGAATACTGAGCGTATTCCTTGCGAATCTGATTCAGAGCTTGTTCGTATGGCTCGCCATAGAGCTTGGATCGCATCCAGGCTTCAGCCTCATCGCCCCAGCCCATGCCCAGGCCTTGGCCCAAGGCGGCGCGTGCGGCGCCAACATACGGATCAGCCATCACTCACCCCCACCGATGTTGGTTTCGCGGTACAAACCCTGATTGATCTCGTTGAGGCGCTTCTTGGAGCGCTGATAGATCGCTTGCATGGCCGTAGCCGCGTTTTGCATGATCTTGCCACGCTCTTCTATGCTTTTTGCACCCAGACCTTGCGTGGCCATGAGGGCCTTGCGCTCGTCGTTGGAGATTGCACCTGGGAACGTAGATTTGAGCTGAGACAGCGCTGCTTTTTCGAGCAGGTTTTCCATTTCGCGCGTGTCCTGCAACTTTTTGTCCTTGCTGCCGGCGGCCTCCAGCAGCTTGCGCTGGGCGGTGTCGGGCAGTGAGGTGTCAAACGTGTTCGGGTTGAGCGCCATGGCTTTTTTCAGGTTTTCATACGCTTGTTGTGTCTGCGCCAGCGTGTCCTCGGTCTCCGTTTTGAGCTTCATCTCGCCCGGGGTCAGCTTGGAGGCTTGCCCTTGCTGGAATTCGAACTTCTGCTGAGCCAGGGCCAGATTCGCCTGCGCCGTACCCATGTTGGCCAGCGTTGCGTTGATCTGCGCCATCTGCTTGTCGACGTTCATGTCGGCAATCTGGGACACGCGCTTTTGGTACTCTGGCGTGCCAGGCGTTAGGCCCTCGTCCTTGGCCTGTTTTCCTGCGGTTGACTCGGGCTGCCCGGACTTTACATAGTCCTTGATCAGCTCGGTGGCGATCGTGCGTTTGTCCTTCATACCCTCGGCTTGAAGCTGGCGCAACGTAGCCAAGTCCTCCTTGGTGCCCTGCATGCGCATTTTTTGCGCCTCCAGGCCAAGCTGCAGGTTTTGCGTGCGTGCGGCCTGTTCGGCAGCGCGGCGCTCTTTCAAAATATCTGCAGATGTGGCTCCAACGTTACCGATCGTCTCGGACATTTTCCCGGTGCGTGTGGGGGCACCAAACGCTGCAGCCAAGCGGAAATACATCTCGGCCTTGTCGGGGCCAGCCTCGCCTTTTGCGGACATGGCTTTTTGAATCATGTCCGTGAAAGCCTGAGATTCTTTGGTGTGCGCAGCCTGGGCCGTTTTAATCTGCCGGCCGTAGTCCTCGCCCTGGGGGAAATACCGACCAAGTAGCGACAGCAGTTGCTGGTTTCCACCGGGCTGCATAGAGCCAACGGTCGGCGCAATCGCCGGAGTTGGTGCCATAGAAGCCGGGGCCTCCGGCTGTTGAATCGGCGCGGCAGGCACGGGCAGCGCCACAGGCTGCTCGCTGCCCATGTCGTAGTTCGAAGCCAAGTCGTAAATCGATGGCATGTGCGCCTCCAAAAATTAACCGCCAAGCAGCTTGTTCAAAGCAGCAGACGCAGACAACCCTGATGCAAGCTGAGCCAACGGAGATGCAGAGTACGTGCTTCCAGTTGTTGTGCCCGTTTGCGTCTGAGTCGTCGGAACATTCGTGGCGGCGCCGGTCGTTTGACCTTTGAGCCAGTCGAGCTGAGTCTTGGGATATTGCAGTTCCTGCTGGTACTGCTGATATGCCGCGTTGAGCTGCTCTTGCGTGATTCCTCGCTCTGCGGCTCCTGCGGCTTCCAACGCGCCGGCACCTTGCAACCCCATGGATTGACCTTGCTGGGCAAGAGCGGCCAGTTGCTGAAGCGCAGACTGTTGACGCGTGAGGTCCGTTGATGCAAGTCCGCCGGCCGTTGTCGCCAATCCAGCCTGACGAGCCGCTTCCTGCTGCGCCGCGGTAAGGGCCTGACCGTAGCCAGACTGGAGTGCCTGAGCCTGCTGGTTAAGGATCGATTCCTGGGTGTCTCGAAGTGCACGGGATCCAAACTCGCCCATGCGTGTGCCGCCAAACTGGCCGGCCTTCACAAATGCATCGGACACGGCGGGAAGCAAGTTTTCTTGAAGATTTCGAGCCCCAAGTTTCGCAATCTGATTCGTTACCGATTCGGTGTACGGATTCAAAAACTGCTGAATGTTTCCGGTGATCGACTCGCCTGCTTTTTGCAGATATGGCGCTGCCGCTGCCGTGGCGCCTGGTGCGGATGTCAGCGCTGTAGTTCCAGCCGTTGCGGCACTAAGTGCCGGCTGAAATTGACCTTGAAGATTTTGGACTTGTTGCCAAGCTTGCTGCTGAGGAGCGGTGACGCCGGCAACCAACTGTCCGGCGTATGGCGTGTAAGGTGTTTCGGCAACGTTGGTGGCTGCTGTGATCTGCCGATAAATGGCGTCCTGCAGCCACTGAGGCGTTTCGGTCTGACTGGTGGAGTATGAGGTTGCCGTCTGAGGCACGCCGGAGAATAAGCTGGCCATTTTGTCAGGCCTCCTTCAGGTAGGTTAACGGAGATTTCGCGTCCGCGCTAAACCGGCCAGTCGCCATTGACTTACCCTTATGTTTGCGAATTTTAGCCCGCATTTGATCCAAGCGGCGAGCGCCTTCATTGGTCGATCCATCTCCCAAAAGCGAGACGGTTTCTGCGTCCAGGACGTACTCGCCGTCTGACAAGCGAGCGGGAATTGTGTCGTCGCGGCCAGAACCACCGCCTTGCGCAAGAGCGTTTAGGGCGCCGCCTTTGGCCATCTTGGCAACGTTGTACTCGCCGCCCATCAGACGACCAAGATTCCTTGCGACAAACTGACCTGGCTGAAGGCCTTGAGCGGATGCGGCTGCGTTGATTTTGTTCCAGTCCCACTGCTGCAATTGGCGCTTGTCGGCCGCACCGGTTCCCGCCGCCGTGGAGGTGGGTGTTGTGGAGGACGGCTGAAGCAGCGTTTCGATCGCGCCAAGCGCACCGGTTGCCAGGGGGAGTGCTGTTGCGGCGAGTTTTAGCGTGTCGAGGTTCATCCCGATGTCCGTGTTTGCCAGTTGATTCAACAGCCCCGTGGCCGGTTTGGTTGCAGAAACGGCAGCAGGAGCAGCGGCTGCTGCGGCTTGTTCGGCTCGAATCTGATCAAGAGTTTCCTGGGCCGTCATGGCCTGAGACTGCTCGGCCTGGATCTGATCCAGCGCTTGCTGAGCCGTCAGCTCTGGTGCTGCCTGAGTTTGCGGGAGTTCGACAGGCGCTTCCGGAGCAGAAACAGTCGGGATTTCCTGACTGTTAATCGACTCCTGAGCAAGCTGGCTCAGCGGCGACTGTTCAACGGTAGGCGATACAACCTCTGGCGCTGCCGTAACAGGTGCCTGAGTTACCGGAGCCTGTGTTGCCACAGATTCTTGCGCAAGCTGACTCAGCGGCGACTGTTGAGACGCGACATCTGCCGCATAAGCCGCGTAGTTTCCGTCGTATTTTTTCCAGTCCTCAAGCGTTGGGATTGTTGGCTCGCCCCATCCGGAGGCGTAGTCCTTGTAATAGTAGTAGGCGCGCTCGTCCGGCGTCATTCCCAAAGTTGGGTCTACGGGGTGGGCTGGCGCCCCAAACATATAGTCGCCAGGGGCTTGCGGCGGACTATACGGAGTTTGTTGGGCAAGTTGATTGAGGGCCGTTGAGATGTCTGAGGGAGCCTGCGCAAGCTGCTCAAGCGGTGTTGCAGCCAACGCCGTCTGATCAGGAACCGGCGTTGCCGTTGCCTCGGTAAGCGCACCAAGCCCTGATTGTTCTGCGCCCCCTGCCATGCTCTGCGCTGCAGCCTGGGCCGCAAGAGCCTCTTCCAATCCGCTGTAACCACCCATGCCTTGGGCGGCGGCCTGCGCAGCGGAAACCTCTTCAGCGCCAGGGACTGTGGCGCCTGCGTTCAACGCAGAACCCGCCAAACTTCCCAGCCCCCCGCTAAGTGCGCCTTGCAAGAAATCACCGCCAGATGCTGCTGACGTCGCGCCACCGAGCAATGAACTGCCTGCCGCGCTGGCCAGAGCGCCTTCGCCTAAACCAAGTGCGGAGCCAATAGCGGTGCCTGCACCAGGCAAAGCGGCGTTAAGAGCGATAGGCAGCACAGGGTTTTCTTTGACCATCGAAACGAGGTCATTAAACATTCCGCCAAGTGCGCTACTGCCGAAAAAACCGCCTCTGTCACTGCCTGTTTGGTAAACCGTGGGGTTATATCCAACGGCATACCCAGTAGTCGGATTAAATGCGACCGTCGCATTGTTGAATACGTTAGACCCGCCACCAGAACGCGAGCGAATTTGATATGCCCCAGTCGTATTTGACATGACGGGGTTTCCTTCTTCATCGTATTGGCCGGTCGGCTGCCACGAAGGAATCATCCCCCAGTCATTTGAAGGAAGATACAACTTACCGTTCATCAACAACTGAGTCGACTTTTCGGCGGGACTTCCATACCGGTCATTTACAGGCTTGTCGTAATAGTCGCTGTCCCAGTATCCATCACGCACCACATCGACACGGTAAACGTCTACCATTCGAGCATTGCCCGATTTCATAGCGTTAATAATATTTTCCGGGCCGGGATCCCACCCGCCTTCGCCTGGGCCTCTGTAGTTGCCGATGCTGTACAACGCTGGAGGCGTATAAACCGGTCCAACAAAATCATCTGCCATTTTTATACCTCAACATTCTTCACGACAACGATCCAATGAAGCGATCGGCCCACTCGCGCCAATCGGAGAATCCGTAAGGATTCGGCAAGTTTCTCCCAATCGATGTCGAGTTTAAAAACTGCACTGCCCAGTCCTGCCAACGCGTTTCGTCGAGCAGCTTGCTGGCGGAGAGATAAGGGTCCATGTCCAGCGCAACACGATCCGCCCACTCGGTAAGAGTGAGTCCTGCGGGGAGCGTAAGACGAACGATCATCCGAGCACCGTTCCGTCACCAGTTCCGAGGTGTCCAAGTACCTGGCCCATCTGATAGTCGCCTCCGACCGTGTTCGACATAAACTTCAAACGCAACTCGCGGCGCTGCTCTTTGAGCATCGTAATCTGTTCGTAAGGTTGCGTGATGTTTGCCGGATCCACGATGACGAATTCCGTGCTGTAAACCTCTGGGGCGCGAGCGTTGGCGCGACCAGTGATCTGCACCGTCATGTCTCCTGACTGCACAAAATCAGGTTCGACCTGAGTGATTCGAAGTGCGGTGTTTGTGCCCTTGGTGGCCACAGCCGACAGGTCGGCAGTTTCAAACCAGGACGGCACGGGCTCGATCACTTGGCCGCTGATTTCATCAACACCTTGCTCTTGAAACCAGACCTTGAAGCCAGATCCGGAGTCAGTCACACCGGTTGTCACGGGACATGCATAGGCATTTGCATACGTGGCGGCAGAGCGTCCGTCATTGGGGAGCTGCGTGTCGTACCAAGTGTTTTCTCGCACGTTGTAGATCACAGCATGCGTGCACTCCGTGGCGCTTCCGCGAGGGTAGCACCACCAGATTTCGCCGTAGCGAGGCACTTTGAACGCAAAAATCTTGCTTTGCTGTGCGCGATTCAGTCCATCAAAAAAATAGTTGATGTTGAGCGTGTTTGGGATGTCTCGCACCACGCCGTTGAACATCAAGAATCGGTCCACGCCAACCCAGTAGAAAACGCCGTCGTAATCGATGACGCTGTCAGGAGAGATGATGGAGCTGTCGCTGGCCACGGTGTCGAATGCAAACACCGTTGATCCGCCCGTGAATGTGACTCGAATCACCGCATCGTAAGCCCAAAAAATACCCGCAGGGGCAGAGCCAGAGCCTGCTCGCAACGGCAGACCTTTGATGATTTTTTGCCCCCACACGCGGGCAATTCCAGAGCCCGCACCAGTCAGATCGCCAGGCGAGCCAGCCACGGACCATCCAACGATGCCCGCTGAGCCGTAATAAAACAGGTACGGATGCAGCGAAACGATGCCGCCGGTAGCGTTTGCACCAGCCGGCAATGAAACGCTTGCAAGCGCAGCGGTGTCCGATACATCGCCCAGGAAAATCTGACCACCAACATCATTCGGCGTGAACGTGTCGTTTGGCGCCACGTGCGCAATGATCGAGTTCGCCGTGGTGGATGGGTCGTACATATAGTCGAACATCCACTTGTTGAGCTCAGAGCCAACCAATCCAACCGGGGTTCGATCGCTCACAATCGAGCTGTTTTTGTTCTCATCCGTCGTGAAGCGTTCAAGCTTTGATGCGCTTCCAGAATGGAAATACACCAGCCCAGCCTGGGCAAAATCGGTGATGCCGCGCGACTGCTCCGTTAGGTACTTGCTGACGGACCGATAGCCGCCGATTTTTCGAGGCAGTCCTCGCTGAAACCGAACCCACTGGCCGTCTGTGTAGAACTCGCCGTCGAACTTCGTCCCATCCCGCTTGATGCCAGGCTGAGAACGAAGGACGGCCGGAGAGGTCTGCGCGGGCATTAGAACGAGCCTCCAATGATGATGCCGGAAGGAGGCGGACCAAGCGATGAATAAGCGGCGTCAGCATCCACAGCGGTGAACAGAGCGTTACCAATCGATGTGGCTCCGAGGTTAACACGCGCGCCACCAGCAGTTGTTGCACCGGTACCACCGTCTGCAATGCTGACAGGGGTGGCCAGTCCAGCCGTATCTGCAGCAACCACGTTTGTTCCGTTGCAATACAAAATTGCGCTTTGTCCTTGCGTGATTGCAATGCCAGTGCCAGCTGCCGTTTTCACAGTCAATGTGTACGGCCCAGTCGTGCTGTTGGTCACCCAATATTGCTGGACCGTTGTCGGAACAACGATCTCTCGATTTCCCGTAAGAACTCCGGTGAAGTCGTAAGCAATCCTGTTGAGCTCAGTTCCTGTCAGCGTGTAAACGCCCGTGCCGGCAACGGCAATCGAGGTGTAGTCGAAGGCAAAAACAGCGGATTTCCCGTATCCAAGCGTGAAATAATTGGTGCCATCGCTGATCACCAGGGCAGACTCGCCAGGGTTGAATGTCTTGGTGCTCGCGCCGTCAATCATGACGCTGCCGGCTGGATCAAGCGAGACAGATCCTGACCCGGAGTTGCGGAATCCGATGAACCAGTTGTTTCCAACCGTTGCGGGATCTGGAAGCACCATCGTGCCAGCGGCGCCCGTCCAGTTGTAGGTTAGCGCGCGGTCGTTGACTCCAAACGTATAGTTCGAGTTGAAATCCGTGACCGGCATGGCCGAACGAAGCTGTGCACCAACCGCCACCAATCCCGTACCAGCCAAAGCCGATGCGTTGGCGATTGAGGTCGTGGCCCCGTATTGCAGCGCAACCCAAACGCCAGCGGCGTCGCTGTTATCCGTTAGGTAGACCTGCCAGAGCTCGCTGGCGCCAATCTGAACAACCTGAACACCATCGGCGTCATTGACAATGAACGGGTAAGCGCCCTGGTTGTTGAAAAGGATCGTTTGTCCCGTGCCGGTACCGTTGGCAGGCGGCAGGATAACGCTGTGGCCCGCTGAGTCCGGCGTCACGTCCATGATCCTGGTGGCCAAGTTCTGGTTAGTGGAGGTCTCGTCAGGCCAGCTCAGCGTGGTATCGGTGGTCAGCGCCAGCGCGCTGTAGCTGATTTCGCTTGGATAGATGTTGGCGCCGCCAAACACATCGACATAAATGGTCATGCTTCACTCCGTTGAGCGCTTCGGTCCATGATGCGCTTCAGATCTTCGCCATTCAAGGCCTGGGCCGATCGGTCATACATCTGCTGCCACGTTCCGATGCGCTCGTCATTTTTCAGGAACGGCGTCGCCTCCAGCAGCGTGGCGTACAGCAGCAAATCGGGGGCGTACTCGGTGAGCCAGTTGGTCTGGAAGTCATCACCCAGAAAGCGCGGCTGCTCGTAGTACATCACCTCCAGCGTGCTGGCGGCGTTCGGTGTTGGCGTAATCAGCCAGTGGTTGTAGTCGTAATCAGCGTAGAACTGAGGCGTTGCAGTTTCAGCCTCGTCTGGCCAGTAACTGCGGCAGTACTCGTAGGCGCGAGCAAAAATAGGAACACCATTGAGCGTCATGCTCACCGTGTCGCGCCAGCGGTCGGGCTTGCGGTATGTGGCCACCCCGATCTGCAGCGGAGTGGTGACCGCACGAATGAAACCGGTGATTTTCAGTTCGCGCGAAATGCGGCGCTCGCCAAGCGTGACTAGGCGCGGAAGCTGCTCGTAGACGATCTGGTCGCTCTCAGCGGTAAAGCCCCGCTCAAGGTAGCGGCGCACATCTTCCAGCAGGCTGCTGTACGTCATCGTGTACATGAGGACTCCAGGTGGTTATGAAGCCGCTGGTCCAGCAGGCGCGTTGTTGCGAAATTATAGGCTCCGGGAGACATTTTGGGAAATCAAGCGTAGGGGCGCGTTCCCGCCTTGTCGATGATCAACGCTTGTCTCCGTGGCGTTCCAACGGGCGAATTTGGCACCGAAATGTGAGTCCATCGGTCAAACTCGCGGATGATCTGGTCATATTCGATACCAGACGCAATGACGGCCTTGACCACCTCGTCCGGCGTCATGCCGGGTACCCGAATGTCAGCAGCGCAGCCGATACGATGCTGAGAAGTATCTTTAGAGCCCACAGCGTCATTGACAGCCTTGGACCGGAAAGCAGAGTTGACCATGATGGGCTTGCCGCCCAGGACTTCTTTGACTTGTTCCAGGAACTCGGCCAAGCGTTTGAGATTGTTTTTTTCAGAATCATTCGGCGTGTTATCCAGATCACGGTGATCTGTGTGAGTAAGCTCGTCTAGGGTGAAGTGCGGTGAAAGCTGCATCATTTTTCCTTAATAGCTTGGGTCTTTTCTTTGCTGCCAGACGACGAGCCGTAGTAGTAATAAACGACCGCCATCAGCACAGCATCCAGGGTGCCCAGGGCACGGGCAACCAACTCACGCATGTCACCGCTGATTGTGCCGTTGAAGAGCTTCCAATTCACTGCGCCCCAGACAATAAATACTGTCAAAGCAATGATTCTTGGCGTCCAAGTATCCCCAGTTTTGGCTGCCATTTCGCGTGCAGAGGCGCGGTCACCGGCGTGGACTTTTTCCAAATCGATGTCCAGTTGCTGAACTTTCAGGGCTAGATCGGCCTCCGCCTGCTTGATTGCGGACATCTGTTCTGCGTTTAGAGTGCCCGAGCCGAGCGCGTCCTTGACCTGCTCTTTGGTGGCGTTATCCAGGCCAATAGCCTTTCCAATCGCATCCACCGCCATGCCGGCCAAAGGACCTCCAAGCAGCGTTGCTGCAGTTGGAGCAATTTGTTTTAACCACTCATTCATTTGTAGTCCTCTCGTCTGCAATCAACTTCATACTGCCGCTTGAGCTCTTGAACACGTCGGTCCATTTTTTTGTTTGCCCCCTGAGCGGTGCGCAAGTCAGCAAACAGAAAAATAGACACCGTCATGAACCCGATGACCAGCAGCATGGTGACGATCAGCCCCACGGCAATGACAACTGATTCGCCTGGTGAAGATGAATAGCCCACAGGAGTGCCGCGAGATACCCCACGGCCAGCAGCGTTCCAGCTATCGCCACCAGCTTTTGTTCCACGTCCCGGCGAATTTGGTCCCGTTGCCATTCGGCTTGCTTCCTTTGTTGTTCCGCCTGGGCCAACTCAAGCTCATACTCTTCATCCAAACGCTGCAGTGTGGCCTCAAAGTCTGCCCAAAAACCGCCCGGCAACCCTAGCTCATAAATGATCATGGTGCGAAGCTGCTCGTATTGTCGCTTAAGCTCCAGTTTCCTGGCCGCCTCTTCAAACGCCAACACCTGCCGGGATTTTCCTTTTGGCGGGTTCTTGCGCACCTCAATCTCTGCTTTTTTCAGCTCCTGCGTGTGCTCCAACACCTTGCCAACATGCCCGGTAACCTGGCTGGTGAGATCCAGCACCTCCTGCCCAGCCTCCTTGGCCTCGCGCACCAATGCGCAGACTTTCTTGACGCCTTGAATGGCGCCGGAGACCATGGCAAAAGCAGTTACTGGATCAATTTTTACCTCACTGAGACGCTTCTAGCTTCTTGTTCCATTGGATTGTTCCAGTACCCGTATCTCATGCTGTACCACAGATACAGCGCATAGAACTTCACCGCGCCCATGCGCTGATACTGAGCCCAGTGGCACATCTCATGCCGAATCAGTATTTCATCGTTCATGCGCTCTGCTTTCACATAGATCCCAAAAGGAGGGAGCGTGATCGCATCAAAACCACCACGCTTGAGTATCCACAGCAGCAACCCTTTGGCTGGCTTCATTGGGCTTCAAGTTGTGCCACGCGGGCGGTCAGAGATTCGATCAAAGCTTGCTGCTCTTGGATGGCTTTGACAAGAACAGGAATCAACTTGGCATCAGCAATACCCAAGAATTGTTCTTCCGTTTCGTCGGGCAAAATACATTTACTTTCCTTTACCACTTGGTCGGCGAACGCTGTGCCTCTCAACGCGGACTGCACGTCTTGTGCAATAAAGCCGATGTCCGTCTGCCCAATCGGAAAATTGTGTACTTGATGTTTTTTCCATTTGAACGTAACAGGGCGCAGTGAAGAAACCAAAGACAGGGCGTCAAAAACTTCTGCAACATCTTCCTTGTACCTGCCATCAGACGTAGCAATCGTGGCGTTGGTTGCGTAAATCTGACTGTTGACTTGCAAACAATACGAACCATTAGATGATGTATAACCCACCAGCAAATTCCCACTCGCATCCAGCGTCATCGCCTGGGTGAAAGTGATGGCGTTGCCTGCTGTGCCGGAGGGGGCGGTGTACCAAAGATGCGCTCCTATATCAGAAGCAACAGCATACCTAACTGCATAGCCATTGTTTTTGTAGCGCGCAGTTACGCCGCTATCAAGGTAGCTGTTTCCCCAAACAATTGTGCCGTTACCGCTTCCCGATATTGCGCCAGCGGTACTTACGTCAATCCCTTTGAACCCAGAATACCAACCACTCGGCGTAACCCCCAGGCCGAGGTTGCCGGAGCCGCTGACTTGCAAAAGCTCGGAGCCAGCGTAGTTATTCACGGAAAGTGCGTAGCCGCCACCCGATGCGCCACCTGCAACACGCAGGCCGTAACCAGCCGCCGAGGTGTTAACTAGGTTTGCCGCGACGTCGCCAGAGATAGATGCGGCGGGGTCGCTAAACAGCTTCCCGTTGAATGTCACGTTGCCATTGACATCCAACTTCGCCCCCGGCGAACTCGTCCCAATCCCCAGCCCTGTGCTGGTCAGGCGCATTTGTTCGGAGCCGTTGACGCCCCACACCAGCGGATGATTGCTGGTAGTTCTGAAAGTCATGCCTTGAACACCGGCATTCCCCGCAGCATCAACAAATTGCTGATAAGTTACCGTGCCAGCATTTTGATTAAGAGTTGCATACGAACCAGTTGTTCCGCTGTTGTTTAGTGTTAAAGCCGCAGCAGTGCCGTCCGTAGTGTTTCTGGTATTTGTAAATGTTGCCCCATCAAACGTCAGCGCAGAGCCAGTCGTGAACTGCTTGCTACCGTTCAGGTAGCCAACACCGTTGGCAGTGCCGCCGGAGAGGGTGACAGTGCCTGCCGTAGCCAGCCCGCCAGCGGTGAGTGTCGTTCCGTCGAACGTCAGGCTCGCCGAATCTGCCAGCAACCCGCCTGTGCTCGCATAAGTCACACGGCCCGAGGTTAGTCCGCTATCCGTCACGGACGTAAACACGCCCGTGCTGGGAGTGCTGGCGCCAACGCTGCCGTTGAGCGGTCCAGAAAACCCAGTGGCAGCCAGAACGGAGCCGTTCCAGGTCAATCCAGAGGATGCGCCAAACACGCCGCTGTTGTTGAACTGAACTTGGGTGTTTGAGCCGGCGACAACGCCAGTGCCGCCTTTGCCGGCCAGGACTTGCACCGTACCGCCGGTGTCCTTGTAGAACAGCTTTCCGTCCGCTGCGTTCACGGCTAACTCGACGCCGTTTGAGTCGGTGACCAGGTTGGAGGCAGACGGAACGTTGCTCGCGGTGGTGGAGCCGTAGATTTGAATTGGAGTTTTGCCGGTTTGGGCCATGGTCTTACCTCGTTCGGTTACTTCAGGTTTTCAAGTTTGAATAGTTCGGCGAGGTAGAACTTGCAGACCTCGTCGACGATGTTTTCGATGGCGGGCACTTCGCGAGCGAGTTTCTCACGGTTTTCAATCAGCCAAATCATCTCGGCACGGATTTTCTGCACCACATCACTATCCGATTTCGGCTTGTCACCGAAGGCAGCCACAGATGCCTCGACCAGTGCGTCCGCCTGCTCGATCACGCCATCGTAGAACTCACCCAACACAGTGTGCTGATAACCAGAATCGGTCGTCCAATGCGCGCGGTGAGCAGCGTCTCGGATGGCGAACTGCCGAGACACAAATTCTTCGAGTAAATTTTCTTTGGCCATCAGAATGAGCCTCCTTGAACTCCGCCCCACACGGGGGTACTTGCTCCAGCAGATGTGAGCACTTGGCCTGCCGTGCCGTTGGCGATAAACCCGGTCGCACCCGCGCCGGTTTGATATGGGATCTGCGAGGCGGTGCCGCCTGCCAGGTTGGTTGCCGTTGTGGCCGTTGTCGCATTTCCAGACAGTGAAGCGGTGATTGTTCCGGCAGAGAAATTCCCAGACGCATCGCGAGCGACAACCTTGGACGCCGTATTCGCGGACGTCGCATCCACAGCGGCCGTCACAGCTGTTGACCCGTTGTACGACGTACCGGTCAGATACGACCCAAGTGTCAGCGCGTTGGCAAGCGAACCAACACCCGTGACCGCGCTGGGATTCACGTTGCGCCAGTAGCCGCCCGCGTTGTAATACTGCAGCAGTTGCAAGTCAGCCACCGAGGTCAGCTCGACGTTTGAGTCGGTGCCCCCCAGGACGGAGCCGTGGTTAATCTCCACCTGGAACGAGCCGGAGCCACCGCTGCCAGCGTTAATCACCGTCCCGACAGATACTTTGATGTTCGGCGCAGACGGTTTTATTTTTGTGGGATTTCCCGTGACCGGGTTGTACCAAATCGTGTCGCCGTCAGCCCACGTTTCGCCGTAGGCCGAGCCATCGGTCGTGATTCCGTGCACCACACCAAATGTCGTCACACGGCCAAAAGCATTCGTCGCCAAACTTTCTGTGGCCACGCCAACAATCTTGTTTCCGTCTGTGATGCCTGTCACAGTCGGCGCAAACGTCACAACGCCAGAGGCGCCAACGGTTCCCGTCTGGTAGACGATCTGCAAAGGCGAGTCAGTGATCGCAGAAGATGCTTTGCCGTACAGGAACAGCTCTTCGCCGATCTGCTGAGTGATGTTGCCACCACCCATGCCAAAATTCAGAGAACCCGTCGTTTCGTTGTACCACATGCGTCCTGCGGCAACCGCCACAGCAACGCCGTTGTTGAACTGAATATACGGGGCGGTACCATCGATCGTTGGACCGGACAACACAGGCCCGTTGGCAAACACCAGCGACCCGCTACCAGTCTCGTCCGTCATGGCTGCAGCCAAGTTGGCAGACGATGGCGTGGCCGCCCAGGTTCCAACCGCGGCAACGGCGAAATTAATCGTGCCAGTCGTGGTGATCGGTCCGCCGGTCAGTCCGGTACCGGTTCCAACCGAGGTCACTGTTCCCGTGTAGGCATCGTTCGATGTGATCGTGAAATTCGGGTACGTTCCCGTCACAACCGTGGTGCCAGCACCAGTTAGCGCAACGATCTGATCCGGCGCCGTGTTGGTGATCGTAAACGACGGGTATGCTCCGCTGACAGAGATGCCGGTGCCAGCGGTCAAAGCCACCACTTGGTCCGGAGCCGTATTTGACAACGCCCCGCCAGAGAACGACAGCCCAGTTCCGATCGTGGCGTTGCTGAAACCGCCTGCGCCGTTTCCGTACAGCAGCGACGTGCCGGATGTGGCCGGCGCATAGTCCGTTCCACTTACAGCCGCGCTGATGGCCGTGCCGTTGCCTTTCAGAATCCCGGTCACCGTGGTGGACAGCGTGATCGCGGGCGTCGTCGTAGCGTTGGCCACTGTGCCTGCAAGGCCGTTGGCACTCACCACGGACACAGACGTCACCGTCCCCAGGGGGTTCGCGGACCACTCAAACGCCGTTCCGTTCCAGCGCAGATACGTGTCAGACACCGTAGGGGCAACGATGAACCCCGTGGCGCCAACGCCGGTTTGATAGACGATCTTGTTGGCCACGCCGCCGGCAATATTCGATGCGGTGGCCGCTGTGCCAGAAATTGAAATCCCCCACGTGCCGGTCGCGTCTGTACCATCTGACTTCGGGGCCCCGACCGTGTTGTACGACACCGTTACTGGCGAGCTCCCGTTGAACGTGGCCCCAGGGCTCGCGCCACCAGACGTGTTGAACGTGGCCGTATTGGCCACAGACCCAGCTTGCCCCGTCGTGTTCTGGTTCAGCGTCGGAACGTCGGCCGCCTGGATGGCGGACATCACCACGTGCGTTCCATTACCACGAAGGTAATATCCGGACGTCAAAGCGCCGGCCAACGCATCCATTGAATTCTGCAGGGACGTCTGCCCAGTTCCACCGTGCGATGCGTCGACCACAGGAAGATCGGCATTCACAAGCAAACGGAACGTCGGGTTTGCATCAGATCCAGTAACAGGGCCCGCAAACACCGAGTTTTTGGGCTGCGGACTCAATACAACGGCGGTGCCCCAGGTTGGAGCCGATGTTCCTCCGGACAGCAAAACCTGGCCCGTAACGCCGGCCGGACCAACATACAGGCCATCAGCGCCGGACCAGATCACGGCGCCGGGTTGCATCACCAGCGACCGACCGGTGCCCCCTTGATCGATCGGCAAAATACCGTCAATCTGGGTCTGATCTGCCAAGTCGACCGCAGGGTGTCGGTGGTCTGAGCGAGAAACGGTTAGCGCGGTTCCTGCCGACCCGGATCCGGACCCGGTCAGGGGCGTGCTGCCGTATGACACAGACAGCGTCACGTTCGACGACAGCGCCCCTCCGCCAGTCAGGCCGTTTCCTGCGATCACTTCGCGGCTGGTGGGCACATAACCTGAAATCGACAGCGGAACGGTCGTGGCGGCCATCACGCGGCCTGTGGCATCAACGGTGAACTGCGGCACGCTGGTGCCATCTCCGTACACACCAGGCGTCACGCCAGAGGCGGCCAATTGCGCGGTTCCAATTCCGCCAACGGCCACAGACAACGTCACGTTCGAGCTCAACGCCCCGCCGCCTGTAAGCCCCGTGCCGGCAATCACTTGGCGCGACGTGGGAACACCGGCCACCTGCAACAAATCACCAGCGCGGAATTTGTAGGTGTTGCCCTGGTAAACGCCAACCAACAAAACATCGGCCGATGTGGTCAGCGAATCGGGAAGCTGCGTGATGCTGATCGGGATCAGATTGGATGGGACTTGTACGTTAGCCATAATCAATCAATCACGAACAAAAATGATTGTCCATCTTCGGAGATGATGAACTGCGTTCCGTCCGGAGTGATAAGCCCGGAAGGATTCGTATTCAACGGTGTATCAGGACGCACAAACGGCAGCACAACCTGGTCCTCTGGCTTGGCCGCCAAACGATACGGATCGTAGTCGTCCGTATCCTCGTCGCAGACCATAAGCGCCGGGTAGTTCGGATCCGGGTGCAACTCGGCCAGCCGAAACTTGCGCGAGCAGCGGCCGCAGATTCCAATCCCGTATGTAGGCTCTCCAGCGGGGTCAATGAAGCGTGGCATGGTTTACTTCGTGTATGCACCGATGCCAGGATTGATGAACGTGGGCGACCCATCGTTGTCCCCATCCCACGCCGCTTGTCGAGCAACGATCCACTTCTGATCCAGCACGGTAATCAAGTTCGGGTCCACCATCGGTGTCTCGGCGCCAACACGCGCAGACAGACCGGCTGTGATCGCCTCCAGCCAGCGCTGAGGCACCTCAACGTCCTGCTGCAGGTTCTGCGTGTCCATGATGTGGCGATGGCGCCAAACGATGAGCTGTTGGTGCTCGGCTGCAGCGTTCGGGCTTGGCCAGAGATTCATCACCGGTCGAGGCAGGTCACGCTGGAACCAATAGGTCAGCGGGCGGCCAAGGAACACCTTGTTGCTCTGAGCCACGTAAGTGTCTCTGTTCAGTACGCCCATGGGAATTTCCTGTGGCATCGTTCCCAAATAGACCTGCTCCATGAGCATCGGTGATGCGCTGGTGATGCGGAAGAACTCCTTGGCCAGAGCTGGAACAATATCGGTCCAGGTCCACTCACCCGTCGATGCCACCGTGGTCTGAGTCCCGACCTGCGTCCAAATAATCCCGTCTTCAGAGGTTTCAAACGTCAGGTCAACAGACGCGCCGAGCCACTTCACGCCAACCGAGTTTACGGTGCCGACGCCGCCATACAAGTTCGAGAACGCCACCGTGTAGCTTGTCGGCAAAGACACAGTGACGCCCGTCAACTCCTGCATCGTGCGCAGGTTTGCGTTCAAAACCTCAACGGTACCGTTGGCCAGTGTGATGACCGGCTGGCCTTCGTAAAACGGGTAAATCTGGCGCTCAATACACCAGCTTGGAGTCTTGGTGTTTGCAAGCTCAGAGAGCAGCAGATACAGCGATTCGAGCGCGTAGCTGTGCATCTCGGCGGTGATGGCCTGGGCAGGCAGGCGGCATCGCCGGAAGGCGTGATCGACGACCTTCAGGGCGTTAAATGTTGTGCTGCTGATGCTGCCGGAAAAGGCCATGCTAACTCCGTGTGTGGTCGTCAGATGGCCGCCGATTCAGCGCGCCCGGATGGGTGTTGGAATTGTAGAGCAAGCAACCGGGGGCGGCAACGCACCCCCGACCCGCTCAACGCTTGGCAGCCTTACGGCCTTCTGACATGGCAATGGCCAGGGCTTGCTTACGGCTGGTGACTTCGGGGCCTTTTTTGCTGCCGGAGTGCAGCTCGCCGGCCTTGAACTCGCCCATGACCTTGCCGACCTTGGCTTGGCCAGCCTTGGACATCACTTTGCCGCCTGTTTTCATGCCTCCGATCATCGGCTGCGCGGGCGCGACGGGCACCATCTTGCGACGAACGGCGGGCATCTTCACCTGAGCACGTTGGGTGAGCTCCTCGCGCTGCATGCGAGGCGTTTCCATCTTCTCGTGCATCTGCATGGTCTCGCGGCTGGGATAGCGTTCCCCCGTGGCCTTCTCGGTCACGGCGCCACCTTTGGCCAGCTTCAGCGTGGGCAAATTAGGTGCCACAGGCTTGGAGCCTTTGACGCCAGGGTTCTTGTTGTCCTTGATGCCAAGCGAGCTTTTGTCCGCAATCATGGTGGGCCCCTTGAAGCCAGGCGCCTTCACCGCGCCGCCCTTGGCGTACTTCACGGATCCGTCCTTGCCCTTGGTGCCAAAATCAAAATCTTTGACGTATGTGCATCCCATCACGCTCTCCAATCAGTCCCGAACATTCGGGTTTTTGAGGTTGTCAATCTTGCGCTCCAGTCGATCAAATCTGTCGATCAACTGCTGCATATCGGCGCGGAATTCAGCGCGTGTGATATGGTCCCGAGCAACTTCCTCGCGGGTCTTGTTTAAGAGAATGCTGAGGCGATCGAGTTCGTCGAACTTTCCTTTCAGCAAAAACCCCATCACAGCCACGATTGCGCTAAGAACAATGTTCCAGACCATCATTTCCATTGTTTTTCACTCCGGAAATAATCAGGTGTAGGCGATGTTCACCGTCCCCGCAGCAACCACTACCAAGCCGTTGTTTGCGGCCAGACCGTGACTGGCCCAAGTGGCAATTTCGCCCACGGCCATGGTCTTGGTGTAGAGGATGTTGCCGCTTGCTGCAGATGCGTTGTCGTAGACCGTCACGGCGCCAGCAATGATGCAGGTCACAGAAAACAGTCCGGCAGGCGTGGCCTTGATCACAGCGGTCTCGGCTGCAACCGGCTTATAGCCTAATTTGTCGGTCATCATAAGGTGATCTCCTGGTTTGGTTGAAGCCCCGCCAATTGACGGGGTGCGTCACAACGCAGGGGATCAGCTCAAAGCCGCGCCAACAGCGGTCACCCAAGCGGCGCCGGTGCTGATTACGATGCAGTACTCGTCGTTGCCAGCGCCGTTGTCCGAGATGACGTAAGCGGTGCCCGCAGCAACGCCGTTGGCGGCCGGAAGGCTGGCGGTCGTGGTGACGGGAAACAAGAATCCGGCGTTGGATTTGACCGGACCAGAGAACGTGGTTTGACTCATGATTTTTCCTCACATGCGAGTGTTACGCAGCCGTCTGCATGTCGTCGGCCAGGGCGGGCCGTCTGCTGCGCTGGTTAAAGGTGCCCAGCAAAGCCCCCGCTTTTTGGGCAGGGGCTTCAGTTGGCATCTTATGCGAGGCGGTTGGACCGCCCCGCGTAAAACGTCAGGCGCCAGCCGTGCCGTAGACTCCACGCGGGTCAGTCCATCCAAGCACATAACGCTCGGTAGCCTTGTAGCGCATGCTGTCGGTTTCGAAGTCGCCTTCCATGGATTTCTCCAGGCCGCGACGCATCAACAGCTTCAGACCTTCGGGGGCGTCGGTCTGAACCCACCAGGCGGTGGTGCTGGTGATACGAGACAGGTTGGCTTGACCATCGGCCAGCAGACCCATCGACTTCACCGGGTTGATGTCGTTGTCGGCGGTGCCGGTGCGCAACACAGACTTCAGCAGCACTTCAGCCTGGAACACGTTAGAAGGACCGGCGACGATCTTCTTTGGCGTCAAGCGGATGCGCTTGCCATTGTTGTCCACGGCATTGCGGATCTGGATCAGCATCTGCTCGAGGGACGTCTGCGACAGGGCGGCGGCGGTGGACAGCTGGTTGCTGAACGTGCCGTTCACGATCGGGTGAGCCGTGGAAACCAGGGCAACGCCGTCACCACCCGTGTACGCGCTGTTGAAGGCGCGGTTCAGGATGTTGGCAGCCAGGGTTTCTTTGGTCTCGATCAGGGACTGCGCCAGGTGCTTGGCGTAGGTCTGACCGATACGGATGTGGTCACCGTCCTCGACCAGAACTTTGGTCAGGGCGAAGGCCAGGCCGTACACCTTGTACAGGTAGCGCTGCAGGAACAGAACACCGCCGGACTGGTAGGTCACGGCCATGCCGTCAGGCAGCTCGGGCGCAGCACCGAAGCCGTACAGGACGGGTTCTTCGTGGTAGTTGCGCGGGATGCCTTTCTGCTCGCGGAACACCTGTTTCCACTCGTCAGCACGCTGCTCATAAACGCCGTCGAACACTTCGTTCAGGATCGGCTCAACAACGGACCGGAAGTCCGTACTACGCATTGGGGTTGCCATGTTTCAGCCCTCCTTAGATGCTGTTGACGGCAGCCTTGTAGGCGTGCTCGTTGATACGAACAGTGGCCACAACGTAAGCGTCGGTCAGTGAGTCGTTGATGTTGCCAGCAAAGCCGGTGATCTGGAACTGGCCAGAGGTGGCTTGGATGGCGGTGAGGTAGGTGTTGCTCAAGCCCGTCTGGGTCGAGCCACCGGGGGAGGCGACAGTCCAATCGCACTCTTCGCCAACAGCGGTCTGAACCGTGGTGCCAGCGGAGGGGTTGTTGTACTGAACGTCAAACAGCGTTTCCGGATCATCGTACACCCAGGCCACGATGTTGGTCGCGGTGGTGCCGGTGGGCCAGAAGGGGCTGATTGTGGGCTTGCCAGTGGCGTCGTTGTATTGGCAGCCGGCGAAAATACCCAGAAGGGTAATGCCATCGGTGGTGCCAGAACGGGTGCCGTCAGAGGTACCCAGTTGAATAACACCAGCATCCGTCAGCTTCACGGGGTCTCCCGAGAAGATGTTGGCGGCGTAGGTGCTCGCAATGGTGTAGGCTTTCGGGCGCATTTGACCACTGTTGTGGTACGAGGCACGGAAGCCAAAGGGTGCGCTAGTCGAAGACATTTGCTTTTCCTTTGATGAGTTGAATGGACTTCAGATCAGGAAGTCGGCTCGCACTGACTTACGTCAGCTCGAACTGAGCTTTCCGTTTTTGTCCAATTTCCGTCATGCCATCACCCGCATCCATGCGTGAACCCGACGCCCTGGCCTGCTGCTCCATAAACTCGGCTGTATCGGTCAGCTTTTCTTCTTCGCGCAGCGGCGCGTCGTGGTGAGCTTCCTGCATGAATCGCTCATACAGGCTGATCGGGAGTTTGAAAGCGAGCATTTCATTGACGCCAATAAAGCCCTGCCATTCACCGGTTTTAACGGTGACATAGTCCCAGCCAGGCACGTCGCTTGGCTTCAGGGGCTCGTAACCCAACCGCATGCGGTTGTGGATGGAGTCGCGCGGATTCGAAGTGGTCAGCCAGCAGCAATGCCAGCCGTCAAGTTTGGGCAAGTCCGGAAGAGAGGACTGGTGGAACTGCTGTCGGAACATTTCAACCCGCTCATCATCGGACAGGGCGCGTGATTCAGTTGCGGCACGATCTACCATCGCGCGGCTTTCACGGTTGTCACCAGCAGATTTCTTTAGGCGTTCGTCGGACATTTCTCGCTCCTTTCAGCGATTGGGAAAAATTATATGTGGGATTTGGGAAAACACAACGGCATTTTTAAGCGCGGTTGTTTTTGTCGTATTCGGCATAGCGTTTCACGTACTTCATGCGAAGCACGGGATCGTCCCAGACGCCTGCGTCGATCAGCGCCTGCTTGCGCTCGGGGCTGATGTACACCTCGGTGCGGGTGCTGGTCGGAGCATGCTCGCGTCCAGAGCCAACGGCGGGGCCGCCACGAGGGGTGCGAGATTGTTGTTGTTGACGTGACGGGGTGTCTCGTTCGTTTCCAGTGGGCTTGAATCGCTCCGGCAAACGACGCGCAGCTCGCTCACGCAGTTCGTCCCAGTATTCCTCCGTGTCAGGACGGAATCCTTCGCGGTGCAACGTGGCATCGATGGCCAGCACGATTGCGCTGTCCTCGTTTTGGCCTTTGAGGTCATACCAGGGGTTTTCACTGATGAACTCTTTGGCGTAATGCACCGCCATGTCGTTTATGCCCTTGTCCTGTTGCGTCGGACGCTGGGTTGTTGCCTGCTGCTTTGAAAACTCAAGCTGCTGCGCCTTCTGCATGGCCTGATCACGATAGCGCATGGCCTGCGTGACATCTTCGCCATTGCCCGCGGCAACGGCCTTGGCAATCACGCGCTCGGCCATTTCGATTTCGTTTTTCGCTTGCGAAATCTGAGCATCGAAGTTCGAGAGATCAGCCTGGTGCGTGCGCTGCTCAACGCTTCCGAGGCGGCGCTCAAGGTCGTCGTTGCGCTTGCGCAGGAAGTTCAGCTCCAGCTTGTCGCGGCTGATCGCTTCTTCGCGGCGTTGCTTGCGCTCGGCCTTCTCTTTGCGGCGGCGCTCGCGGATCGCCTCACGCTCGGCGTCGTTGCCGTCGTCCTGGTGGCCGTCGTCGTCGTTGCCGGACAGGCGCGCGTCGCCGTCGTCATCGTCATCCTGGATCTGATTCTGCGGCTGATCCTCAACGATCACCAGCTCTTCATTGCTGTTTTGATCGTCGTTTGGCTTGCCGTCATCTTCAATCATCGTTGCCATGGTTTACTCCTTGGTTTTATTGCAATTCAGCTTCATGCAGTTTGCTGCGCAGCTCGTAGCCCATGAGCGGCCAGAGCTCGTTCTTGGCGTTTTCGATGGCCACGGCCTCGCCGATTTCAGCGTTGTCGTTCAGTGGCGACACGGACGCCGACGGGCGACCGGTGACAGCAAAGCCGTTACGCGTTGTCAAGATGGCCCAGCGCAGGATTTGGCCGCTGTGTGTGATGTGCTTGACGATTTCGGTGTCAACAATGTTGGCTTCGAGATCGGCGGGTGTGATGCGAGGTGCGGTGCTCATGTCAGTCTCCCGTCAGATAAACGCCCGAATGGCCAGCGGATCGCCGATCACCTGTCCAATGATGTCCAGATCGTTGAAGATCACAAACAGCGCGGATTCGCCGTTGGCCAGAGGAACTTCCCACCGATCGCCGCCGTATTTAGGCACGCGAACGTAGTCACCAGGCGCGCACCAACTGCCCTCGGGCCAGGAGTCCATGGTGTTTCGGTTCTTGAACGCAAGAGCGCCGATGGAGACGACCCGGGCAACCTGGGTGTTCCATTTCTCGGTGTCTCGGGAACCGTTGTCGATGATGATCCCAGACGCCGTCTTGGTCTTGGGTGTGCGAATCTGCACTAAAACGCGACTTCCAAACGGGATAATCCCGGGGTTCGCTTCGGGGAATGCCTCCCGCATCGCGTTGATCAGCAATTCAGCCGTCATCTTCTGCTCCTTTCAGCAGGTGTACGGCGGCCACAGCGGCCGCCATCAAAAAATCATCACAGACCCGTGCAGATCAAAGATCTCGGTCGCCGTGTCGCTCGTCGTTCAGAAGATCAAGCAGGGCGGAAATGGCAGCTTCGTATCCAGCAACCATGCCCACGCGGTATCCGTACTCGAAAGCGTCACGCTCGACCGGGCGCTTGAGGGCTTCAAGCGCAAAAACCTGCTGGTCAGTCTTGAGCTTCCCGAGCAAGCGGTCCTCGATGGCCATCAGGCCGGCGTCTTAGGCGTCGACGGGGCGGCCGGTTGCGTCTGACCGGTCACGGGCTGGCCAGCGGCCAAGCGGTGGTGTTGTTTCACAAACGCGCCGGTCATCGGCACGGTGCCAGGGGTGGGTTTGTCGCTCATGAGATGCTCCTTTGAAAATTAACGTGCGCCCGGGTTGATCCCGGTACCGGTGCTCACAGCGATTTTCTCGCCGGAGGCAATTTCTGCTGCAGCCAAACGCATGGCCGTCATGTTGTCGTCCGTGTTCATGCCAACACGCGCATCGAGCTCCGCTGCCGTGCGCTGGTTTTCCATGGCTTGGCGCATCTGCTCGGATTGGAAGTCATCAGCACGCGCTTGCTGCTTGTCGGCCAGGGCTGCAGCGTCGAGTTGCGCTTTTTGCGCGGCGTTCTGCTGCTGTTGGGCCAGCTTGGCTTGCTCGATCTGCAAGCGCCCGGCATCCGTTTGACCACGCTGCTGCAGTGCTGCTTGCTGAATTTGCGCGTTGAGCTGCGCAATCTGCAGGCTGTTGTCAGGCGGCATCGGCGGTTGAGGCTTGAACTGCTGGGCCATCTGGTCGATCTGCGCCAACTCCTGCGAAAACTGCGCGAGCTGCTGCTCGATGATTTGCTGAACGCGAATGATCACCTTCACCTGCTGCTGAGCATCGTCTGTGATCAGCTTTTCCTGCTCAGCCATGTGCACAGCCTCGTGGGCCTGCGTCAGGTAAAAGTTCAGCAAGTGATCGCGCAGGTGCTGAGCCATCGGCCAGATGTAGGACTTGACAATCGCCGGGTTCATTCCAAACACGGGCGACTTCAAAAACGCCAAATGCGTCTGAATGTGCGCCACATGGTCCTGGCGCGGCAGAACGTACACGGGACGGCCCATCGATGCAGCAACGTTCTCGCTCACCGGATCCACGTCATCGTGGCCAGGCTGAGGCAGTAGCACATCTTCCGTGTTGAGCTTCAGGTTGCGCAGGAACATTTCCTCGACCTTGCGCAGGTCGTACATCTGCGGCATAACGGCTGCGCGCTGCTGTACGGCCTGAACCTGGGCAAAGCGCTGAGCTTCGCTAAAGATGGCCGGGTCACTCACCGGAACGACGTCCATCGGACCGTCGAAATCCTCTGGCTTCACATCCAACCCGGACTCCGATGCCTCGATTTCCTCGTCCGTCAGGTAGGCGCTGTTGATTCGGTGAAGAATCTTGAACACGCGCCCCATGGAGTTGTGCAGGCGCGAGTGAATCGAGCTGAAAACCACCATACCCTGCTCGATCAAGGCCAGGGTCGTTCCCACCGGTGCGTTTGGGTTTTGGTCGGAGAGCTTCTCAAACGATGTCTGCACCACACCCTTGCCAGCGTCCACCAGGAAGCCAAGCAACTGGAACAGCGTCGGACTTGGTCCGTTGAACGGAAGCGGCATGGCCAGCTTGCGAATGTCGTCGACTAGGGCACCGCCCTCGATCTCGACCACTTCGGTTGGTTGCACGTTGATGGTCTGCCCGCCAGGCCCGCCTTTGAGCTTGATCATGGTCGGGATGTTCTGGATGTGAGCCGAGTCCAGCAGCGCACGCAGGGCGCCAGTGGCAGCGCCGGACAGACCGCCGATCATGTGCGTGAGGCCAATCGGGTAGGCGCCGCGCCAGGGCACGAACGGGAACTCGACAATCCAGTCGAGCTCTTTGCGGCGGTCGTCCTCTGGCTCCCAGTTGCGGTACAGGGCCAGGGCCTTGCGCGTGGACTTGTCGATGCTGATGATGTACGGCTCCATGCCGTCACCGAAGTCCAAGTGGGTGTAAATCTCGAAGATGGTGCGCAGGCCGTCCTCGTTGTAGCTGGTGTCCTCGCGTCCTTCGATCTTGTCGTTGGCTACGGTGGCGCGGCTGAACTCGATCTGATCGGGCGAGCCAATGTCCACCTCGGCGTACATGCCGGCCTTCATGCGGCGGTTGAACTCGGCGCGGGTCACGTACTGAACGTGCGTCTTGCGCTCGGCTGAGTAGAAGTTGGTGGCCGCAAACGGCAAGTAAATGTCGTCGATCGGAATGAACTCAGCGATCGGGCGCTTCCACTGCGGCGACCACATGAGCTTCAGATACTGCCCACCGCCCAGTGGAAGTTGGGTGGAGAGCTGTTCCAACTCGCCGCGCAACTCGGGCATCTGCTGCGTGGTCTGCCAGTTCATAAACTCAGCCTTGCGGCGAGATTTTTCGAGCTTTTCCTTGTCCGCAATGCCGTTTATTTTGGATTTGACGGGGCCGCTTGGAGGAAAAATCTCCTTCATGAAACGAGCCGAGAAGTCCACGCAAGCCTCGACCAGCATCGGGTGCACAACCTTGTTGGCACCGGTGAACTGAGCGCCGCCAGGCGCATCGTCGCCTAGTCCGGTTCGGCGCAGGCCTTCCTCGTAGAGCTTGTCGCGCTTGGATCGGGCGTCCTTGTCGCGCTCGATTTTGTCGATCAAATCGCTGGTCGCGTCGGCCAGCATGCTGCGATCGACCTCGTCGACGATGTTGGCAAAATGGGCCTTCTTGTCGGCCACATCCTGCTCGTTCTTCATGCGAATGACAGCGCCGCCGTCGTCTGTATCCTCGACCTCCATCTCGTCCTCGGTCGGCAAGGTGACGGTTTCGCCGCGCTGCTCGTCCTCGGAGTCGTTGACGTCGGTACCGTTGTTCAGAAGATCGTCTGCCATGCTTAACCTGCGTTGAGTGCGTGGAGGTCGCCCACGATGGCGT